CGGAATTTCCAGGTTTAGAAGACGACCCCATTGACGAAGAATACTTAGTATCCTTAATCAAAGGAGGACTAGATGTTATGGAAATCCTTAACACCGACATCCTTGCCCCTTCCGCGATGGATACCATCGACGGTATGGAGGTAGGGGACGATAGAATTGACGTATCTAGCGGCCCCTTGGCTCTAGCTCTGGCAATATATTGCCAAAGCAGAGTCGTGAGATTCGAGACATCTTGGAAAGATACTGGAATCTCAAAACACGTTTGGAACTTCTGTGAAGTAACAAGCGTAGTCCCCTCGACCACTCTAGGTAATATACAAAGAGCGAAGAAGCGAGATTTCAGCGAACTAGAGTTCGTTGATAACCCTCCCCTACGGATCATCATTGATGTTCAGAAGGGAGATCGGAGCCATTCCAGTTCATCGACTGGTAAGGCTCAGATGCTCGGTACGCGGACAAGGTCCACGCGCACGGGCATTAGTGCAATGATGCACACCGCGAACTGGATTCAAGATTCTATCTTGAATACAGCTCGATCACCTGACCCCAAGTATTTACCTGCGATCATGGGAGGTTCGCAATGCCCCTCATTATGGGGGGTATGGCAGAACACGTACCTTTATGTAAAAGCTTACAAAAACGGTACGTACGAACGAATTTATGGCAGTGCCATAAACGAGTTACGGGAGTGCGTTAACCGCTTAGAAAGGGGTGAACGTACGCAGCCTGTATTATGTGCAAAATTGCGCATGAAACAGGAATACCTCCGTATTACTTATGCAAGTAATATTTTGGTACCACGCTCCGGGATTAAGGTTGGCCTTAACCTCGAAGACGTTGAGCCCTTATACAGGGCCCTCGGTGGAACAGCTCTCTGTCAGGGAGTTGAAAACCGATTGATCCAGGCCGGAAAGTTACTTACCGAATCTGGAGCACGGGCTGAGATAGACATCACTGATGGCATTCTCAAAACCCTATTCTCACCGTATCCGGTGAGTGTGACTCGTCTAGAAAAGAAAATCATTTCCAGACGGTCCCGTGCAGAATTTGACGAAGCTCTTCGCGCAAATTCTGCAGTGCAACGTCTCCTGAGCCGCAATGCGGCTCATCATGACATGCTCGAACTCGCAGGAGGGAATTTCCTAACTGCTGGGTCCGGAATCCAACAGCTAAATCCTTATTTAGCCGAATGGATCAGTCTTGGTGGAAAGGGCGAAGCCTTTACCATCGAAGAC